TGGGCGCGGGTGGATTCGAACAACCACGGCTTTGTTCCACCCAAACCTTTTGATTCCAAAAAGTTAGGAATCATGCGGATTTTCGGACACCCAAAATGGAACACGAAACCTTTTCGGCCCGGACGCAACGTTAAAAGTGGGTTGCAAAGTGGGTTATTCCTCGGTGTCCGGGGCGTACTCGGCTAGCACTCCGGAGATGGTCTGAGCAGTGGCAACATCACGACCCGTGACATCATGTGCGTACCAGCCGAAGGTATCCATGCTGCGGCTGTGGCCGACCATGCGGCGCAGCTGAGCGGGTGATACCGCATCCGCAACCATGCTGACAAAGGTGTGCCGCAGTTCGTACAGGCTGATGGGTGGGTCAATGCCGTTGCAGCGCTGATAGAACCTCCAATAGTTATACAGGCTCTGCTGGTTGGACAGCAGAAACAGCGGATCGTCATTCGTCAGCGGTCGCTCCTCTTCCATCGTGCGCTGCCGGAGCTGGGCATGGATCTCGTTCACGGCCAGAGGGTGCAATACCACCGTCCGGATGGCATTCTCATTTTTGCCGCTGGTCTCCTCGTTCTGGCGGTTGATGGCCCGGCCAATGTGGAGCCGGTCTCCGTCCAGATCGCCTACACGCAGGCCCAGCAGTTCTCCGGGGCGCAGGCCGGTCATTACGGCCAGACGGTAGGCGTGCACGTTCTCGTCCGGCTCCACTTTTCCACGAACCACACGGGTATCGGTGGAGAGCAGCACCCGCAGGCTGTCCGGCTGCAGAATCTTCCGCCCCTTCTGGCGAGCACCCTTCGGAACGGTCAGGTTTTCATCCTCTGGCCGCAGGGTCGTGTACTTATGCTGGCGTGCCCACTTGACAAAGGATACCTCCACGCCACGGATGCCCTGCAGCGTCTTACGGGAAAGATTGCCCCGGCTCTGGCGCTTGCTGTTCGGATTCAGACAGCCCTCTTTATACGCTCGGTTAAGTACGTCCTGCAGCATTCCTGTGCTCAGGTCGCCAATCTGCCGGGTACCGATCACTGGCAGGATGTAATTTCGCCCATTCTTTTCTACCTGTTCAATGTAGCTGGTGCCTGCCGTAGCCTTGACAGAGATCAGATACTCAGCCCACACCTCAGAGCAGCGCTTTGTGGTATTGCAGATTCCGTCATCCAGCCATGCGTCTGCCTTCCGGTTGGCTTCCCGCTGACCGGTGCGGCCCGGCTTTGCACTGGTGAACGTCCTGCGCTGGCCGTCCTTCTGCACCTTGATCTGCCAGCGTTTCTGGTTCGGCAGCCACTGGGCGGTATTGGTTCTTCGTCCCATAAAAATACACCTCCATGGGTACACTTTGACAAGCCCGCCCAAAAGAGGTATAATCGCAGTGTCGAGTGTGCGATGCCCTCTTCTGGGTGAGCCGCTTCTTTTAACGCCTTCGGTGCGCCAACACCGGGGCGTTTTTCTTTTGTTCAACTACCGAGGATTCCTCGGCAACTCATAGACCAATAGCACTATTTGCAAACGGCAAAACCGTTAGCTTTTCAGTTTACAGATTGAGCAGCCGTGCCTTTTGGGCTTTGTATTCGTCTTCCGTGATTGCGCCCATATCCAACAACTTTTTGAACTTTAACAGCTCGTCTGCGGCACTGGAAGTCCCCTTTTCGTCTTTCGATACAGCGCGGTCTGCAAAAATTTCCTCGCAGAGCTCTAGCACTTTACGGGAATACGTAAAAACAGGCGATGTCATCCGCCCTATGGGGGCGGGATAATCGACGGTAAAAGACATTTTGGGGTCAGACTCTACTGTATGGGAAACAGTCTTTGCAGTGTTGCCTCCAATAATTGCACCAGCAGATCCGGCAACAATACCGCCAACGACGGCTCTTGTGAGCCCGCCCTTTGTTTCCGTGACGGTTTTCGTGTCAACCTCCACGGTATAATCAGCCAGTTCATCGAAAGTGAACCATCCCGGAATGCCGCTCACTGTCATAAGTCGTTGTTCCCGATTTACATAAGCAACCATTGTGCCAGGATCCTGCAAGTCTTCAAAGCCCTTTGCGCGCTCCTGACGTTCTTTGAAAAAGGCTCGCTGTTCCTTCATGCTCTTTATAGAAGCCGTCTTATAGTCAACTTTAAAATCCGAAAAGAATGAGCGGCACTTTTTACAGATGAAGCCATCCGTGCAAAGTTCCCGGTCAAAAATCCCGAGCTTTTCTCCACAAATCGCGCAAACAGCCATATTGTACCTCCTTTAATCCTATCAGCCTAGTCTAAATTCAACTTGCCTACACCAACCCACGACAGAAACCAACAGCCAAACCTTCCACTTCAATTTCGTCCAAATCGGAACCGGTATAAACCATGGGAGGGCATACAGAGGGGTTGTCTGCAATCAGCTGTACCACGCCATTCTGATAATAGCAGTGCTTCAGGGTAGCCTCCTCACCAATGCGCACCGCCGCAATCTGTCCTTGCTCTACTTCCGGCTGACTGCGAATGCAAACCACATCACCGTCACAAATGGTAGGGGCCATGCTGTCCCCGTGGCATTCCAACGCAAAATCAGCCCTCCATGCAGCCGGAACACCGACATAGCTTTTGATATTCTGCTCTGCGGTGATGGGTGTGCCGCACGCGATAGAGCCGATCAGGGGGACCTGTACCATTTCGGGCATCGGCATGAACCCCGGCGGGACAACAGGCTTTTGGAGCGAAGTCATGGGAGCATCGTCCACAATAGCACTTTTGGTGATACCGAAGTAGTTTGCCATCTTTTCGACTGCACCCATGCGGGGAGTCTTTAGCCCAAGTTCCCAAGTGGACACCGCCTTGTCACTGACACCGGCGATTTTGCCCAGTTCTGCCTGCGACAGACCGTGTTCGGCACGGATTCTTTTTATATTTTCAGCGATGCTCAATTGAATCACTCCTTATATGTAGAGATTACACCAAAAGTAGAGCGTTGTCAACATTCTTTTGAATTTTTTCTACTTTAAGTTCTTGACATTCTACCAAAAGTGGAGTATAGTATTCTCGAACCCAGACGAAAGGAGGTCGATAATTTGGGATTCACTGTAAAGCAAGCCCGCCAGTACGCAGGATTCACTCAGCGTGAAATGGCGGAAAAGCTCGGCATTTCGCGCGATACATACCGAAAAATCGAGCAATCGCCCGAAGATGCCACAGTCGCCACTGCGAAGAAAATCAGTGAGGTCGTTGGGATTCCGATTGACCAAATTTTTTTCGCCAATATGTCTACTTAAAGTAGAATGTGCAGTAAGGAGGTACAAATCCACATGACCGACATCACCCTATCCAACAAGGAGGTGAAGAAGATGACCATGCAGGAAAAAGCCAAGGAAGCACATGCACATCATGAGCACTTAAAACAAATCGCCCTCAAGCTGTTCGAGCAGCTCAAGAGCGAAAAGATTGATTTTTCGGACGCGGAACGCATCGTCAGTATGCTGTCGGCATCCGTGAAATCGGAGCGGGACAATCGGATGCTTTAATCCATGCTGTACGGACTGAACAGTTCATCGTCCGAAAGTTCGATGAGTTCATCCAGACAGGCCTTGTACCAATGCGCAAGTGCACAGGCTGCCTGTGCAGGATCATCCAGATCAAGATTCTGCGGATGTTCTCCACGCTGAAGCGCGATCTGCAGTTTGTTGTTCGCATATGCAAGCGCCAGATTGTGTCTTACCTTATTCCCATCATTCACAGTCTTCACCTCCCTCCTGTTTTTCTCCAGTATACCGCAGAAGGGAGCCACCAACAAGGAGGAACATCTTCACCATGACAGACATTATCTTATCCACCCAGAACGGCGAGCCGGTGGCATCCAGCCGGGATGTCGCCAAGCGCTTCGGCAAACGCCATGACCACGTTATCCGCGATATTGAGGAACTTATCAAGGGCTTCCCCAAAAATGGGGACACCCCTATGTTCTTCAAGACCGAATACACCCACCCGCAGAACCACCAGAAGTACCCCATGTACCTGATGAACCGGGACGGGTTCAGCATGCTGGCGATGGGCTTTACCGGCAAGGAGGCCGTACAGTGGAAGCTGAAGTACATCGAAGCCTTCAACGCCATGGAGAAGCAGCTGGCCCAGCAGCACCGGGATCAGCGTGAAGTGCAGGATGTCAACATCCAGAACGCCATCGACCGGGTGATCGGCGCACGCAAGGCACTGGACAAAAAAACGGCCTTCCTGGATGAGTGCCGCAAAGCCCGGGAAGAAAACAAGGCCGTGTATCTGCAGGCAAAATCGCTGTGCGGCATTGCCAAAGCCACCTACAGCAAGGACTGCAGCACCGTCCGCGCCATGGAAACGGCGGTGCGTATGGCGCAGGACAATCTGACCCATGCCGTTGACGATCTGACCATCGTTGCCAAGGGCTACCCGTTCTACGCTGCCCTGATGGACAGCCTGCTGGACGAGCTGGCACCCGCAAAGAAGGAGGATTGACCTATGGCAAAGAAACCGTTTCTGAAGCTCCGCCGCCTGTACGAAGATCAGGGGCTGCTGCAAAAAGAGCTCAGCGAGCTGTCCGGCATCCCGCTGGACACCCTCAAGGGCCGCCTCAATGCCCCGGAGGACAAGGGGCGCTGGAAGGCCTGCGAGATCGTGGCGATCTGCCATACCCTGCACATCCCGCAAGAAAAAATCGGGGAGTATTTCTTCCCGGCAATCGCAAAGGAGGAAAAGACCGCATGAAGATCAAATCCCGCGTCTGGTACTGGCTGGCTGCTGCCAGCGGTGCCGTAAGTCTGCTGTACGGCATGGGCATCGAGGGCGGTGCACAGCTGGGCAGCTCCATCTCTGACAGCCAGCTCGTCACGGCCCTGTGCCTGGTTCTGGCAGCGGTAGCGTTCCTGCGGCTGGGCTTTGCCGCCCAGGATCGTGAACAGAACGCCCGCCGCTATGGCCGCGTTGACCGCACCCACGCCCGTACCGAAGAGCCGGAGTACCGGCAAAACCGGAGGGGCGCATGAAAAGCAAATGAGCCCGCCCGTGCTGGTAACACGGACGAGCCCAAAGGGTGATGGAATTCACAAGCCCCATCACCCTTGATGATATCACATCAGAAAGGAGTTTACAAATGAAAGGTATTTTAGTCGAACCGGGCAAGGCCCCGGTGATCACATCCCTGCCCGACAGCCTGTGGGCCATTGAGAACCGGCTGGGAACTCCCTGCGAGATGATCGTGCTGCCTCGCACCCCGGCGGTGCTGTTCGTGGGCCGGTACGATGGCCCCATCCAGCCTGCCAGCCTGCTCAACCGGAAGTACCGAGGCCGCCAGCTTTACGGGCCCATCCTCTGCTACGGCTGGAAGGGCAACAACATCCAGCCCATGAACAAGGATGTACAGACCGAGATGCTGGACCGCCTGAAGGGCACGGAGGTGAGAGTTTGACCACCTATATCTGCAAATGCGGACGGCGAGTGAAGAAATCCACCGATGCCAGTACCACTGGAAACCGCCTATCTGGTTACACACCCGGCCATGAGTGCTGGGGATGCCCCTATGCCATGCCATACGGAGACTTTCAATGGGATGAAAGTGCTAGAACTGTCAGCCGGGAGACTCGGGGCTACGAGTGCCGGATGAGCAAGACCCTCACTTATGCGTCAGAGTTTGCTGGCTCTATCAAGGATAAATGCACCTGTCGAGTGCATAGTCTGGACTTCGACTTTCTGTCTCAGGTCTCTGCATGGATCAAAGACACTTATCCAGACAGAGAGATTTTCGGCTCATTCTCCAAAGATATTCGTGCATCGGACTATGGGTCTGACGGGCGCTATTGCCTGACAATCACATGCACTCAGAATCTGAAAGGTGTTGCCGCAAAAAGAGAGCTGTTTGGTCAGTTTTTCAATCTGGATGGAAGCCGCAAGGACATGACACCGCAGCAGGAAATGGAAAAGATTCTTGCCGACATCAAAAAAGCAAAGGAGATTCTCTCATGTGCACCTGCCCAGAATGCGGATGCTGCTGTGACTACGGCAGAGAATGCTGTTCCGACTGCCACAGCGGCAACGCCGACCATCTCGGAGAGCGGGGCGGATGCAAGCGCATCGACCCCCGCGACATCCCTGCAGAACTGCGAATCGGCCCCTGCCGCATCGGCGGGCGGTTCTTCTGTATCAACAGCTGGTGCCATGCAGGACAAGCCCCTAACTACCGTGCCGGATGCAATGCGCCCGGCGTTTGATTATTCCGGCCTGACTGACCAGACCGTGGAGGACCTGCACTTTGCCGAGGACGAATACCGCCACGGCAAACAGATGGCCGAGCGCGGCCTTGTCCACATGGGCAATGCCATTGCCGCCGCCCATGATGCGCTGTGCGGAGTTGTCCAATTGTTGGACAACTCAAAGCATGGCAATCGCGGGGATGATTCTTTTCGGGCATGGTGCTGCTCTATCGGCATCACAAAGTCAACCGCCTACAACCTGCTGCAAGTCTCTGCCCTGATGGACGGCAGCAGCCCCCGCCAGCAGGCTATTCTGGAAGCCCTGCCGCCCACCCTGCTGTACGCCGTGGCAAAGCCCAGTGCCCCGCCGGAGCTGGTGGAGAAGGTCAAGAGTGGCGACATCACCACCAACAAGCAGTATCAGGAAGCCCTTGCCCAGATCAAGGCCGAGAAGGACCGTGCCGCTGCCGCCGAAGCCCGGGAGGAAGAGGCGTGGAATATGGTAAGCAAGGCACAGGATGAAGCCCAGACTGCCAAAAACGACTTGGATGCCGCCCTTGCGGATGTGCAGGGGCTGGACAAGGAAAATGCCCGGCTGAAAGCCGAGAAAGAAAAGGCAGAACGGAGCTATAACGAAATGTACGAAAGCCGCATTGCGGCCAACCTCCAGCGCCAGAAGGCCGAAGCCGAGCGCGACAGGGCCGAAGCCCGGGCCAAGGACGCAGAGAACCAGTTGGTTGGTTCCCGGCAGATGGCCGAAGCGGCCAAGCTCCGGGGCGACAAGCTCAAGGCCGAGAACGACGCGCTCAAGAAACAGCCCATCACTGCGGTGGTGGACAAGGAAGAGGTGGAGCGTCAGGCCAGGGAAATGGCCGCCGAGATGACCGCCGACCTGCGGGCACAGCTGGAACAGGCCTCTTCCGGCAGCGAACAAGATGCCCACAGCTCCTATGACAACGTGCTGCTGGCCGACCGTTCTCTCCAGAACATCGGCAAAATGGTGGTCCCGTCCCTCCGCAGGCTTCCGCCTGAACAGCGGGAACAGCTGACCAATATGCTCATTCACACACTCGGACAGATCCAAGGGGAGGTATCCAGATGTCTGTAACCATCACGGCCCTTGAGGCCGAAAACGTCAAGCGCATCAAAGCAGTTGCGCTCACCCCTGCCCCCACTGGGCTCACCCTCGTGGGCGGCAATAACAATCAGGGCAAGACCAGTGTGCTGGATGCCCTTGCCTGGGCCCTGGGCGGCGACCGCTTCCGCCCCAATGCCGCACAGCGGGACGGGGCCGTGGCTCCCGCCCATCTCAAGGTCACCCTTTCCAACGGCGTGATCGTGGAGCGCAAGGGCAAAAACAGCACCCTGACCGTTACCGACCCCACCGGGCGGCGCAGCGGCCAGCAGCTGCTCAATGCCTTTATCGAGCCGCTGGCCCTTGATCTGCCCCGCTTCATGGAAGCATCCGACAAGGAGAAAGCGGACATCCTGCTGCGCATCATCGGCATCGGCACCGAGCTGCACGTCCGGGATCTGGAGATCAAGTCCCTGTATGACAAGCGCACCTTCACCGGCCAGCTGGCCCAGCAGAAAAAGCACTTTGCCGAGGAGCTGATCTACTACCCGGAAGCCCCGGAGGAACCTGTCAGCGCCTCCGACCTCATCCACCAGCAGCAGGAGATCCTCGCCCGCAACGGCGAGAACCAGCGCAAGCGCAATCAATTAGTTCAGCTCACAGATTTGCTTGAACGGCAGAAAAAAGTGGTTGCAGACCTTGAATTTCAGTTGAGCACGGAAAAGCAGCGGCTGACCACGATGCAGGCCGACGTAAAAATCGCCCAGACCTCTGCCGAGAATCTGCAGGACGAATCCACCGCCGAACTGGAAGCCTCCATCCGGAGCATCGAGGAGACCAACCAGAAGGTGCGTGCCAATCTGGAAAAGGCCCGTGCCGAGGACGAGGCTGCCCAGTATGCCAGCGACTACGACAAGCTCACCGAAGCCATCACTCAGAAGCGGGCCGACCGTATGGCCCTGCTGAACGGTGCTGACCTGCCCCTGCCGGAGCTGAGCGTGGAGGACGGTGCCCTTACTTATAAAGGAAAGCACTGGCGGGATATGTCCGGCAGCGATCAGCTGCGGGTGGCTGCCGCCATCGTCCGCCGCCTGAACCCGGACTGCGGTTTTGTACTGCTGGACAAGCTGGAGCAGATGGACATGACCACCCTGACCGAGTTTGGCCGCTGGCTGGAAGCAGAGCACCTGCAGGCCATCGCCACCCGCGTTTCCACCGGCAGCGAGTGCCAGATCATCATCGAAGACGGCATGGTAAAAGATGCCGAGCCGCCTGTCACCGAAAAGCCCCAGCCCAGGAGCTGGACGAAAGGAGCGTTCTAAATGAGCAAGTATGCCATCACCGCCGGAGTGCAGGATACCCCGGTCAAAACCGTGCTGTATGGCCCCGAGGGCATCGGCAAGAGCACCTTTGCCTCCCACTTCCCCGACCCGGTGTTCATCGACACCGAAGGCGGCACAAAGCGGCTGAATGTCAAGCGCCTGCCTCAGCCCACAAGCTGGGCCATGCTGCTGGACGAGGTGGCCGAGGTGCGCAGGGGGAACATCCCCTGCGGCACGCTGGTCATCGACACCGCCGACTGGGCCGAACGGCTGGCCATTGATGCCGTCTGTGCCAAGGCCAAGGTAGACGGGCTGGAGGGCTTTGGCTACGGCAAAGGCTACACCTACCTGAAGGAGGAGTTCGGCAAGCTGCTGGACGCGCTGGAAGAGGTGCTGAACACAGGGCACAACGTTCTGATCCTTGCCCACGCGTCCATCACAAAGTTCGAACAGCCGGATGCGGCGGGCAGCTACGACCGCTGGACCATGAAGACCACCAAGCAGGTGGAGCCGCTGATTCGGGAGTGGTGCGACATGCTGCTGTTCGTCAACTACCAGACCGTGGTGGAAAAGAGCAGCAGCGCCCCCAACGCAAAAAACAAGGTCACCGGCGGCCGCCGGGTGATGTACACAGCGCATCACCCCTGCTGGGATGCCAAGAATCGCTTCGGCCTGCCCGACGAGATCCCCTTTGACTACACCGGCATCGCCGCCTGCATCCCCGGCACCGCATCTGCGCCCGCGCCGAAGCCGAAGCCGGAACCGAGCCCCCAGCCGGAAGTCGACATCCTGCCCACTCCGGCTCCGCAGCCCCAGACTCCCCGCGAGGAAGTGCCCGAAGCTCTGCTCACACCGGACCTGATCGCGCTGGGCGTGCCGGAAAAGCTGGCCCCCCTGATGAGCGCCAACAACGTCACGCCGGAGGAGCTGCAGGCTGTGGTGGGCAAGCGGGGCTATTTCCCCGAGGATATGCCCATCCGGGATTACCCGGCCGATTTCGTAGAGGGCTGTCTGGTAGCCGCATGGCCCCAGGTGCTGCAGATGGTGCTGGACAGCCGTGACCTGCCGTTTTGATGATTTTGAAAGGAGCTTTTACTTATGAATGAGATGAACACCGACCGCGCCCTGAACTGGGACGACGAATTCACCAACGAACAGCAGGAGTTCGTGCTCCTGCCCGAGGGCGATTATGCCTTTGAGGTCACCGGCATGGAGCGTGCCCGCTTTGAGGGCAGTGCCAAGCTCCCGCCCTGCTCCATGGCAAAGCTGACCCTGAAGATCTTCGGCGGGGCCAAGGGCGATGCCACCGTCACCGACCGCCTGTATCTGCACACCAAGACCCAGGGTCTGCTGGGTGCTTTTTTCGAGAGCATCGGCCAGTGCAAGCGCGGTGAGACCTTCCGCCCCCGCTGGAACGAGGTGGTGGGTGCCCGGGGCTGGTGCCGTCTGGGCATCCGGGAGTACACCAAGCAGAGCGGCCCCAACGCAGGTAAGACCGGCCAGAGCAATGAGGTCACTCGCTTCCTGCCGCCGCCGGAACCTAAGGCCGCACCCGCTCAGGGCTGGACACAGGGGGCATTCTGATGGCGAACATCCAATCCCTGCGCCCCTATCAGCAGGCCGCCCGGGACAGCATCCACGCCCAGTGGGAGCAGGGCCGTCTGCGCACGTTGCTGGTGCTGCCCACCGGAACCGGCAAGACCATCGTATTCGCCTCCGTTGCCGCTGATCAGGTGCGTGCCGGGGACCGGGTGCTCATCCTGGCCCACCGGGGAGAGCTGCTGGAACAGGCAGCTGACAAGCTCCAGCGTTCCACCGGCCTTGTCAGCGCCGTGGAAAAGGCAGAGTCCACCTGCCTGAACAGCTGGTTCAGGGTGGTGGTGGGCAGCGTGCAGACCCTGCAGCGCTCCGCTCGGCTGGAACGCTTTCCCCGGGACTACTTCGGCACCATCATCATTGACGAGGCCCACCACGCCATCACCGACGGCTACCGCCGCATCCTGGACTACTTCGAGAGTGCAAAGGTGCTGGGTGTGACCGCCACCCCTGACCGCGGCGACATGCGGAATCTGGGCGAGGTGTTCGACAGCCTGGCCTATGAGTACAAGCTGACCGATGCCATCAAAGAGGGCTATCTGTGCAAAATCATGGCCCAGACCATTCCCCTGCAGCTGGACATCTCCGAAGTTGGCTTCACCAGCGGCGACTATTCGCTGGGGCAGCTGGGCACAGCGCTGGACCCATATCTGGAGCAGATCGCCGCTGAGATGGCACAGCGGTGCAAAGGCCGCAAGACGGTGGTGTTCCTTCCCCTCATCAAAACCAGCCAGAAGTTCCGGGATCTGCTCAATGCCAAGGGGTTCCGGGCCGCCGAGGTCAACGGCCAGAGTGCCGACCGAAAGGAAGTGCTTGCCGACTTCGATGCCGGGAAGTATAACGTGCTCTGCAATTCCATGCTGCTCACCGAGGGCTGGGACTGCCCCAGTGTGGACTGCGTTGTGGTGCTGCGGCCCACCAAGGTGCGCAGCCTGTACAGCCAGATGGTGGGGCGCGGCACACGTCTGGCCGAGGGCAAGACCGACCTGCTGCTCCTCGACTTTTTGTGGATGACCGACAAGCATGAGCTCTGCCGCCCGGCAGACCTTGTGTGCGAGGACAGGGCCGTGGCCCGTCAGATGACCGAAAACCTTGCCGGGACCGGCTGTCCTGAGGACATCGAGGAAGCCGCCGCCCAGGCCAGCGAGGACGTGGTGGCCCAGAGAGAGGAAGCCCTTGCAAAGCAGCTGGCTGAACAGCGCCGGAAGAAGGCAAAGCTGGTGGACCCGCTCCAATACGAAATGAGCATTCAGGCCGAGGACCTGTCCGGCTATGTACCGGCTTTTGGATGGGAAGCCGGACCGCCCACCGAACAGCAGACCGCAGCCCTCGAAAAGCTGGGCATTCTGCCGGATGCGGTGGAGTCGGCAGGCAAGGCCAGCCTTTTGCTGGACCGGCTGCACAAGCGCCGGGATGAAGGCCTCACCACACCTAAACAGATCCGCTGTCTGGAGAAATACGGCTTCCAGCATGTGGGTACATGGAGTTTTGAGCAGGCCAAACACATGATCGACCGCATTGCGGCCCAGGGCTGGCGGAGCGTGCCCAAGGGTGTTACCCCAAGCACCTATACGCCGCCCACCCCACCTGAAACGCCCGCATGGGATGTATGGTAACGCAGATGAATGATGAGATCGAACTCAAAGAAGCATTGGACTTCATTTCCCCGGCCTCCCTGACTTATGAGGAATGGACGATGGTGGGCATGGGCCTCAAGGAAGCGGGCCTGCCCGTCACCGTCTGGGAAGCATGGAGCGCCCGGGACGGGGGCCGCTACCACAAGGGTGAGTGTGCCCGGAAGTGGGAGAGCTTTCACGGCAGCACAAAGCCTGTCACCGAGAGCAGCATTTTCCAGCTGGCCTACAGCCACGGATGGAGCGGCCCCGCAGGACACGCGCTGGACTGGGGCGACGAGCTCACCACCGGCTCCTCCAGAACGGAGGGGCAGCTGGTGGACCCCCGGTGGGTGGAATCCCACGATCTGGCTCTGCCTGAGCAGTGGGACCCAGTTGACCAGCTCAGGCGCTACCTGCAGGCCCTCTTTGAGCAGGACGAGCACGTGGCCTATGTGACCGAGAGCTTCATGGCCGACGACCGCCGCCGCCCCACCAGAGGCTGCTGGGACCGCACCGCAGGCCAGCTCATCGCAGAGCTGGACACCTGCGGCGGGGACATCGGCAAGGTGGTGGGCGACTGCGACCCCGAGGTGGGCGCGTGGATCTGCTTCAACCCGGTGGACGGAACGGGCCGCAAGGATGCCAATATCACCGCCTACCGCTACGCTCTGGTGGAATGCGACAACATGGATCTGGGCAGGCAGCAGGCCATCATCAAACAGCTGGAGCTGCCCTGTGCCGCCCTGGTCTACTCCGGCGGCAAGAGCGTCCACGCCATCGTCAAGGTGGATGCCCCGGATTACACCGAATACCGCAAGCGGGTGGATTACCTCTATGCCGCCTGCCAGAAGAATGGTCTGACCCTCGACCAGCAGAACCGCAACCCCAGCCGCCTTTCCCGGATGCCCGGCATCCTGCGCGGCAGTCAGCGGCAGACCCTGCTGGAGACCAACATCGGCAAAAGCTGCTGGGACGAGTGGCGGGACTGGCTGGAAGCCGAGACCGATGAGCTGCCTGAAACCGAAAGTCTGGCTGACGACTGGGACGACCTGCCGCCGCTGGCCGATGCCCTCATCACCGGGGTACTGCGCAAGGGTCACAAGATGCTGCTGGCAGGCCCCAGCAAGGCGGGCAAGAGCTTCGCCCTCATTGAGCTGTGCATTGCCATTGCCGAGGGCACGCCCTGGCTGGGCCGCTTTTCCTGTGCCCAGGGCAAAGTGCTGTACATCAACCTCGAGCTGGACCGGGCCTCCTGCCTGCACCGCTTCAAGGATGTGTATACTGCCCTCGGCCTGCCCCCGCAGAACCTGCGGAACATTGACATCTGGAACCTGCGCGGTGCTTCCGTCCCCATGGACAAGCTGGCCCCCAAGCTCATCCGCCGGGCGGGTAAGAAAGGCTACACCGCCGTCATCCTCGACCCCATCTACAAGGTCATCACCGGCGACGAGAACAGCGCCGACCAGATGGCAAAGTTCTGCAACCAGTTCGACCTTGTCTGCCGTGCGCTGGACTGTGCCGTGATCTACTGCCACCACCACTCCAAGGGTGCCCAGGGCGGCAAGCGCAGCATGGACCGCGCCAGCGGCTCCGGCGTGTTTGCCCGTGACCCGGATGCCATGCTGGATATGACAGAGCTCACCCCCACCGATGCCATCTTGGAACAGCTCCACAACAAGGCCGCCTGCCGGGTGCTCAAGGCCATGCTGGACAAGCGCAGCCATGCCGATGCCTACGGCCCGGACGATGCCCTGAGCAAAAGCCGGATGCTGGCCATAGCCAAAGAACACCTTGGCATGGCCGACTTGCGGGCCATCGATGCCCAGATCGCAGCCGCCCAGAAAAAAGCCGACAGCATGACCGCCTGGCGCATTGAGGGCACCCTGCGCGAGTTTGCACGCTTCGACCCGGTGAACCTCTGGTTCGACTACCCTGTCCACAAGCCGGACACCGGCCTGCTGGAGGATCTGCAGCCGGACAGCGATTACAAGTCACTGGGTACCCGGGGCGCATCCAAGCGCTGGGGCAATAAGGACAAAGTCAGCAAGGACAAAAAGGCCGAGCTGGACACTGCCTTTGAAGCCTGCATGATGGACGGAAAGGTAACGGTCTACTCCATGGCCGAATATATGGGGCTGAAACCGGATACCGTACGCCGTCGTTTGAAAGCGGACGGCGGCTTCTGGATCGACGGCGCAGACATCGGCCGCAAAGAACCCGGCAGCGCAGGATAAATTACAGTCTGCAATATTTCGCTTTACGCATAGTACAAAAACGGTAAAATAGCGGCTATCACAAATCCGCATCCGCTTACGGATTTCGGAAAATAGCGGCTATTTTTCCGAATCCGGGACGGAAAATAGCCTATATATAATATACAAAATCCGTCCGTGTGTGATGGGGTCTCCCAGAGGATGGGGCGAACACAGCCCCCATCCCTCCGGGGAACCCTCCCCATCACGTTGGCCGAACAAAAAAGAAAGAACGAGGTGAAACGAACGTGCAATTTTTGCCCATTGCTCAATTCTTCCTGCCCATGAAGCCGCCCACCACCACCCACAACGCCAAGGAGCTGCACGCCTACATGAAGGGCGGCAAGCCCTGTGCCGTGCTCCACGACAGCGCCGAACTGAAAGCCGCCCGCTCCAAGCTCCACGCCTACCTGGCACCCCATGCGCCGGATCAGCCCGTGCCCGCCGGGAAGCCAGTGCGGCTGGTGGTCAAGTGGTGCTTTGCCCCCGAGGGCCGCCCGGACGGCAGCTGGCGCACCTCCAAACCTGACACCGACAATCTGGAAAAGGCCCTCAAGGACGAGATGACCCGCCTGCACTTCTGGCACGATGATGCCCAGGTGTGCAGCGAGATCGTGGAGAAGTTCTGGTCGGACCCCTGCGGTGTGTTCGTGCGTGTGGAGGTGTGGGGATGACCTACGAAGAGAAGAAGGCCTGGTTGAGAAGGTATCAGCAAGCGAAGCGGCTCGAACAGCTGCGGCTGGATGAGCTGGACACGCTGAAGACAGACGCTTCCAACATGACCCAGTGCCTTTCCGCTGTGCCGGGCGGCGGAGGAGACGGCCAAACATTGCCCCGTGCAGTAGAACGCATCGACGAAGCCCGGGGCGCTTACAAAGCCCAGTGTGAGGAAAGCACCCGCATTCGCAAAGAAATCATCTTTGCGCTACAGCAGCTGGATGATGAGCTTGACTTCACGATTCTGTACCGGAGATATATCTGTGGGCACAAGTGGGAGCTGATCGCTGACCGGCTCTCCCTCGATGTCAGTTGGGTCCTCCGACGACACAAAAAAGCGGTGCAACTTCTGGACACAGACCCATGACGCACTAAAAAGCACTAGTTCAAGTGTGCTATACTCTATGCTGCAAAGCCCAGCAGGAAAGGCATCCTTACTCCCTTCGTGCTGGCGGCCCGACCGGAGGTTTGTTTTCCTCCTCTTGATACGGTTTTCTCCTTTTGCTGCTTAACAGCTTTTTTGCACCGGCCGGGCTTTTCCTGATTACAACTGCCGTTCTGAGCATCCGCTCAGGGCGGCTTTTTTGTACCCTGACGACGAGAGAGGTGGTGACGTGTCGAATGAAAAGAATCTCATTCCGTTCAATGAACGAACGGAGAGCGAACAGAGAGAGATTGCCCAGAAGGGCGGTATTGCATCCGGTGCGGCCCGCCGCCGCAAACGGTCCATGCGTCAGGCGGCCGACTACTACCTGAGCCTGCCGGAGACCGACCGCCGCCGGGTGAACGCCATGCTCCGGGACCAGATTGACCCGGAGGACGTGGACAACCAGATGAGCGTGGTCATGGGCATTGCAGAGCAGGCCAAGCGGGGCAACCCTCAGGCCGCCGCCGTGCTGCTGAAGATGCTGGGGGAGGAAGCCGTGCAGGAGGACCCGGGTGCGGATGCTCTGGCAAAGGCCAAGGAGCTGCTGGGAGGTGTGGACAGTGCCATTGACTGAGTTTCAGCAGGAGTACCTGCGCAACTGTTCCCACCGGTGGAACGTCAAGACCGGAGCCACCCGAAGCGGCAAGACCTACCTGGACTGTGCCGTGACCATCCCGAAGCGGATCTGCGCGGCCCGGGGCGAGGGCCTGCTGGTGCTCATGGGCAACACCCTGGGCACACTGGAGCGCAATGTGCTGTCCCTGATGCGGGAGCTCTGGGGCCCCGACCTTGTAGGTGTGATCCGCACCTCGGCAGCAGGCAACGTGGTACAGCTGTTCGGCAAGAAGGTCTATGTCCTCGGCGCTGACAACAAGAAACACATCGCCCGCATCCAGGGCGCTGCCTTTGAGTACGTCTACGGTGACGAGATCACCACATGGGACGAAGGCGTGTTCCAGATGCTGAAAAGCCGCCTTTCCTGCCCCCACTCCCATTTTGACGGCACCTGCAACCCGGAAAGCCCCACTCACTGGTTCAAGAAGTTTCTGGACAGCGTCGCTGACATCTACTGTCAGGCGTATACCATCGACGATAACCCTACGCTTCCGGCCCAGTTCGTGGCCGATCTGAAAAAAGAATACACCGGCACGGTCTACTATAACCGCTTTATCTTGGGGCAGTGGATGGCCGCCAACGGCGTGATCTACCGCCTGCTGGCCGACAGCCTTGCCGCCGGAGATGGGCGTTTTTTCTGGCCTGTGGACAAGCCGCTGCACCCGTGGCGGGTGCGCATTGGCGTGGACTTTGGCGGCAACGGCTCCAAACACGCCTTTGTGGCAACGGCTATCCTGCCGGGGTATTCCGGCGTAGTGGGGCTGGCTTCCCAGCGCATCGACCCGGTGGCGCAGGATGCCGACTTCCTGGCCGACCGGCTGCTGGAGTTCTGCATGGCTGTCTTTGCCCGCTGGGGCGAGATCCAGTACATCTTCTGCGATTCCGCAGAGCAGACGCTGATCAACCACATCCGGGCAAGGCTCCGGCGCTGCAAACTGAATTGGCTGGCCGACCGGGTGGAAAACAGCGCCAAGATCCGCATCAATGACCGCATCCGCCTGACCTGCATCCTGATGGGCGGCGGGCGGTTCTGGCTGCTGCCCGAGGCTGCCACCCTCCGGGATGCCCTTGCCACGGCCCTGTACAGCGGCAAGCACCCCGGTGTGGACGAGCGTCTGGATGACGGCAGCACCGATATCGACACATTGGACGCTTACGAGTACACCATCGAGCGCGATTTCAAGAGGTTGACCAACACATGAACATCACCGCATTTCTGAACTACCTGAACAAGACGCGCGGGTGGGCCATCGATGCCGACTACTACGGCTACATTGAGACCTGGCGGCAGTGGTGGCAGGGCAGCGTGCCCAAGGTGCACACCCGTGCCGCTGAATACGCAAACGGCCCCAAAAAGCGCCCCATTGCTTCCCTGCGGATGCCGAAACGGGTCTGCGAGGACTGGGCGAATCTCCTGCTGAACGACCGCACCACCTTCCAGATCAAGGACGCTGCCACCGCCCGGTATCTGCTGGGCGATGATGAGCAGCAGGTGGGCGGCCTGCTCCGGGAGCTGCACTTCTGGCGCAATGCCAACGCTCTGGTGGAACAGGCCTACTGGTCCGGTACCGGTGCCTTTGTGCTGAGTGCCGAAAATCTGACGGTCGTGAAAGGGAAAGCGGTTCCCGGCCCGGATACCCGCCTGAAGCTGGACTATGACCCGGCTTCCTGCATCCTGCCTCTGCGGGTGGAGCGGGGCATCGTGAGCGAAGCGGCCTTTGTCTCCGAGTGTATGATGGAGGGCAAGCCCGCGGTCTATCTGCAGACCCACACCGGCAATGAGACCCGGCGCACCATCCGCAACGAGTGGTTCCGGGTAACGGATGGGGTCTCCGGTGCTCCGGTGTTTGAAGCACTGCAGGCCCCGCCGGGTACGGCAGAAAGCATCACGGTGGAGGGTTCCCCGCCCTGGTTTACCCTGTTCAGCCCGGCAGCAGTCAAGAACCTTGATGGCGGCACAGGGCTGGGCATGAGCGTCTTTGCCGAAGCGCTGGCCGAGGCCCAGGGCATCGACCTTGCCTTTGACAACTACCGGGAGGATATCCGGCTGGGCCACAAGAAGATCTTCTACTCTGCGGACATCTGCCGCAAGGTGGTGGACCAGGAGGGCGTGGAGCACTCTATTCCACCCGATGACGATGTGCAGAGCCAATTCGTCACCCTGCCCCAAAAGGAAGGGAGCCTCGACCAGTCCAGCGAATACCACGAATACAACCCTGACCTGCGGGTGGAACAGAACCACAAGGCTGTGCAGGATATGCTGAACCTGTTCAGCTTCAAATGCGGCCTGGGCTGCCACCGGTACAATTTCGAGCTGGGCAACGTGACCACAGCCACCGAGTACAACGGCAGCCGTCAGGATCTGGTGGCCAGCGCCAACAAGAACCAGATCCCCATCGAGGGGGCGCTGGTGGGCATCGTGCGGGCCATCCTGTGGGCGGCAAAGAACCTGCAGGGAGCGGCGGTGGACCTCGACACCCCCATCTCTGTGGACTGGGACGACAGCTACATCACCGATGCCGAGACCCGGATGAGCCAGATGCGGGACGATGCCCTGAGCGGCCTTTTGCCCCGGTACAAGTATCTGTCTGCCCGGTACGGGGTCAGTGAAGAGGATGCCCGCAAGCTGGCACAGGAAGCCGCTGACGAAAACAAGCAGCCTGAGTTGAGCTTCGGCGGGGGCGGCTGATGCTGGCCCCGGACTATCTCGACCACGCACCCGACCGGTTGGTGCTTTTATTTCAGCAGGTCGAGGACGATATCCTGCGGGACGTGGCCCGGCGCATCTCCAAAATGGACACCATGACCCCCACGGCCAACTGGCAGCTTTGGCGGTATGAACAGACCAAAGCCCTCCGGCAGGACGTGGTAAAGAAGCTGGCCCGCTACACCGGCAAGAGCGAAGCTGAGATCCGGCGGCTCATGCAGGAAGCGGCCACCCGGGCCATGGAAGCCGAGGACGAGATCTACTATCACTACGGCAAGGAGCCCACGCCCTTTGCCGGGAATGAGACCCTGCAGGCCCTGCTCAACGCTGGCTATCAGCAGACGGCGGGAACCTTCCACAACCTGACCGCTACCACGGCCAACACCGTCAGCGGCCAGTTTGAAGCCGCCCTCGACCGCGCCCATCTCAAGGTGAGCAGCGGTGCGTTCGACTACAAGAGCGCCGTCAAGAGCGCGGTGGACAGTCTGGCCGACACCATGAAGTACGTCACCTACCCCACCGGCCACACCGACACGCTGGAAGTTGCCGCCCGCCGGGCGGTGCTGACTGGTGTGAATCAGACCGGTGCAAAGCTGCAGGTGGCCCGGGCCGATGAGATGGGGGTTGAGTTCTTCGAGACCACGGCCCACGGCGGGGCCCGGCCTTCCCACGCTGAGTGGCAGGGCAAGCAGTTCCACCGGGGCGGCGCTGTGGACTACATGGGCAGACATTACCCGGACTTCGAGGCCGCCACCGGCTACGGCACCGGGGCCGGGCTTTGCGGCTGGAACTGTCGGCATCAGTTCTTTTCGGTGTTCCCGGAGCTGGGTGCACCGCCTGCGTGGACGCAGGAGAGCTTGGAAGCCCTCAACGCCCGGGACATCGAGTACAACGGCGGCAGATACACCCGGTACGAGATCAGCCAGATGCAGCGGGCCCGGGAGCGCACCGTGCGCAAGTACAAGCGCCGGTATCTGGCTGAGGATGCCGCCGGGGCCGACACCACCGCCAGCGCGGTGAAGCTCCGGCAGGCCCGTCAGGAGCTGACTGACTTTATCAGCGCCACCGGCGGCAGGGCGGACAGCGCCCGCACCAGCGTTGCCGGGTTTGGTCGGAGCGCCAGCAGTAAGGCAATGTGGGCGGCGAAGAAGTTTGATTCCGTGTTGCCAAACCAGCGTGGCAGTGGTGGCTCCTCCGGGCAGAGCGGCGAAACAGTTCATAAGTACCTGGGAAAAGTCGATTTGAAAGACACCCAGCAAGTGGAAGCCCTTAAGGATTCATTCTGCAGCAGCTATGCCAATTCCAAAGTCGAGAATATGATGGTCATCACCCGCAACGGTGAAGTCCATTATATGACCGACAATAATCCCCGAGGGGTTGACTGCTCGTATCTGGGTGGTAAACTGAAAGGGAGCTACAACATCCACACACACCCGCCAGATACCACACAATATTCCTTCAGCACCGATACAGACATCCCGGCAGCATTTGCCGATGGCACCCGCATCATGGAAGCTGTGGACTACAAATACAGGTATCAATTTGCTGTTCCGCGTGAAATCACCTTTGAGCAGTGGGAAACCGTGTGTGAGGAAGTTCGTGAGGAACAGAACGCCGTGATGGCAAGCCGTGGCTATGGATTCGATGACTACGAAGAAAACATCCAGCACGTCATTATTGACGAAACCTGCCGTCGGCTTGGTTTGAAATGCTACCACAGGGAGAAACGGAAATGAGTTACACACTGGAACAGATAGATCAGCTTACTAAGAAAAGCGTTCAGCGAGAACGTTCCCTTGTTGCTGAGTATAAACGCACCCACTCTGTTCCCAGTAGAGGAATTATTTCCACGCCTGAAATTGATGCCGAACGAGCCGAACAGAAGCGTTTATATGGCGAGTATTGCAAATTGATTGCGAACAGAAAGGGTTGAGGTGTTATCATGGAAGATTTTCGTATCATCTACCGCATTTTGAAGTATTTGCAGCAAAGCATGGACTTTGAGGAGTTCGATTGCGCTGGCTTTACTGCCGAGCGCTTCGGTACGAATCCGAACCGCTTTCAGGCTCTCCTGATTCAGCTTCAGAAGGCTGGGTTCATTGAGGGCCTGAACATCGTTCGCTACATTCGCCAGCCGGAGCGCATCGAGCCGCCCATGGAACCGCATATCACCTTGCAGGGGCTTGAATATCTTCAGGAAAACAGCCTGATGAAAAAGGCCGCTGCATTTGCAAAGGGTGTTAAGGAAATCGTCCCCGGCATCTAACAACCAAATACCGCAAGCGTCTTTGCCCAGCCGGGCAGGGGCGCTTTTTTCATGCCGTCTTAGCTCATTCTGGAAGAGCGCCGGTCTCCAAAACCGGAAGCGGGAGGTTCGATGCCTCCAGACGGTGCCATCGCAGAGGGCAGTGCGTACCCTGCCCACAACCGAACACGGACGGAGAACCGTGTCACCAAACCGTGGTTTCACCAACAGAAAGGAGTTTTTCCACCATGAAGCGTGAAGACGTGAAGAACAAGATCCCCGGCATTACCGAGGAGCAGCTGAACTGGATCATGGCCGAGAACGGCAACGATGTCAACCGGGAAAAGACTGCCGCCGAGCAGTACAAGACCCAGCTGGAAAACGCCCAGGTTCAGCTCAAGACCGCCCAGGACGGCCTTGCTGCCTTTGACGGTAAGAAGAAGCCCGAGGAATACGAGGCAGACATTGCCAAACTCAAGGGCGATATGCAGGCACAGGCTGATGGCTTTGCCTTTGACAATGCCCTGAACACCGCCATTCTGGGAGCCAAGGGCCGCAGCGTCAAGGCGGTCCGGGCACTGCTGGATCTGGATGCCCTCAAGGGCTCCAAGGACCGTTCCACCGATATCTCCAAGGCTCTGGAAGAAGCCGCCAAGGCGAACCCCTGGGCCTTTGGCGAGGCGGCAGAAGGCGGCGCTGGTTCCGTTCACGTTTCCAGCGGCAAAGAGCACGGCACCCCGCCCGCCGGGGACGTTGATCCCGTGACCGCTGCCTTCAAGGCGATGAACCCCGATATCAACATCGAATGAGAGAAAGGATATTCTTATGGCACATGAAGCACAGGTCCGCTATTCCAATCTGGTCGACCTCAAGCTGCGCAAGACGCTGGTGAAGAAAGTCGGCGTGATCTGCAACAACCGCTACGAGGGCAGCCCCAAGGCAGGTTCCGTCAAGGTTCCCGTCCGTGACACCGAGGTGGTGGTGAACGACTACGACAAGGCCAAGGGTGCAAAGCAGACCAGCGGTGACACCACCTACCTCACCGTCAACATCGACCACGACAAAGCCGTGAATGAGATCATCGATGGTTTCGATGCAGAGAGCGTTCCCGGCAATCTGGTGGCTGACCGCCTGGACAGCGCCGGTTACTCTCTGGGCCTGCAGATGGATTCTGACGGCTCCGTGGAGCTGACCACCGCAGGCACTGCCTTCGGCAATACCACTGCCCTGACCGAAAAGACCATCTACGCCAACATCGTGGATGCACGCACTCAGCAGTCCTCCATCGGCGTGCCCACCGCAGGCCGCTGGCTGCTGGTCTCCCCGGACACCTACGGCCTGCTCCTGAAGAGCCCCGAGTTCATCAAGGCTTCCGACCTGGGCGACGCGGTCGTTCAGACCGGCGCTGTGGGCAAGATCGCAGGCTACACCGTGTTCGAGGATTCCACCCTGGGCGAGAACGTGGAGTATGTGGCCGGTCATCCCAACTGGTTCGCCGTCATCGATGAGTGGGCCGTTCCCGTCCACCTGCAGGATCTCTCCGGCTCTGGCGACTTCATCGGCGCATCTGCCGTGCAGGGCCGCAAAGTCTACGCCTACAAGGTCACCAAGGACCAGACCATTCTTGTTAAGAAGAAGGTCGCAGCATAAGGAGGCCGCCATGCTTTACTGCACCTACGAACAGTACCAGACAGCGGGCGGTACGCTGGACGAGGCTGCCTTTGACACGCTGTGCGCCCGGGCTTCCCGGCTCATCGACCGGCACACCTTTGGCCGGGCAGAGCCCCACGCCAGGGCCTGTGCCGGGTGCGCCGCCCTGCTGGCCGATGCCTGCGTCCAGATCGTCGATGCCATGAGCGCCGCACAGAGCGCCTGTGCCGTACCCGGGGCTTCCAGCGTGTCCAACGATGGCTACTCCGTCACCTTCGCCAGCGGGGCGCTTTCCGAGCGGCTTGCAGCGGAAGCGCAGAGCATCCTCTCCAACGCGCTGGGCAGCGACCCCCACGGCCTGCTGTATCGGGGGTGTTTCTGATGCAGTGCAGCGTTACCGTTGTGAACCTCATCCACGACACCGCCACCGAGACCGACCAGCCTGTCTGCCACGTCATCCCCGGGAGCAGCTGGCGGGAGAAGCTGGACACCTCCGGCGGCGACCCCCAGCGGACGGTGCACATCCGGCTGCCCCCTGCCGCCGGGTATCTGCCCTATTTCCAGTGGGCAAAGCTCCCGCCCGGGGAAAAGGCGGCACACTGGACGCTCAAGCGGGGCGGCAAGCTCATCTGCGGCGCTGTCCGCAGCCTGACCGAGGCCGAGTATGCTGCCCTCGAGAAAACACACGTCTGCTGCACGGTGGCGGCGGTCTCCGACAACCGGGAACCGCTGCTGCCGCATTTTCATGTAGAGGGGAGCTGAGGAAATGAGTGCACCCGTTATTGACCTGAAGCTCAGGTTCCGGCCCGGCTTTCAGGCCGAAATGGACAAAGGCTTCCAGAAGGTCCAGTATGCGTTCTCACAGCAAGTTGCCAAAGCTGTGGACCCTTATGTACCCTTCGACACCGGCACGCTGAAGAACAGCGTCAACCAGGCATCCGACTTCAAAGGCGGAAAGCTGGTCTATAACACCCCGTATGCCCGGCGGCAGTATTACCTGCACACGCAGGGGCAGGGTCTGCATGGAGAGAACCACCTGCGCGGCTCCTACTGGGGCCAGCGGGCCATTGCTGACCACAAAGACGAACTGATCCAGTTCGCCAAAAACGCCGCCCAAAAAGAGCTGGGAGGTGGAACGTAATGCCCAAAGCGTCCATTACGGCCCTGCGGGAGTGGCTCAAGACCTGCCCGCTCATTGCAGAAGAGCAGGATGCCACAGGTGCGGCCTTCCGCATTGCCGGGCTGGAAGAGGAAGCCACCGCTTTTTCCATTGAGGACAGCCCCACCGACCCCATTGTGGAAAGTTACATCTCCGGGCGGGATCTGGCGAAGAACTACCTCTTTTTGTCCAGAAGGGAGTTCGGAGAGACCGATGTGCTCACCATTGAGAACAGCGGCTTCTTTGAACAGCTGGCCGACTGGGTAATGGAACAAAATGACTGCGGCATCCTGCCTGACCTGAGCAAATGCGGGCACGGCAAGGAGGCCCAGAGCATTGAAGTCACCTCCACCGGCTACATCGTCACTGACGGTTCCGGAAGCTGCAAAATGCAGATGCAGCTCCGGCTCATCTACTATCAACCCAAACTTTGAAAGGAGACCATCCTATGACTGTTTCCGAAACCCTGGCCGCGCTCAAGACCAAGAAGGGCATCGTGCCCAGCGCGGACTACACCGGCACCGAAAAGGCCGATGACTTCATCTTTGCCATCCAGACTGATGCCGCCACCCAGACCAAGGAGAGCGACTGGGTCGTGTTTGCAGAGCGTGTCAAGGAGCACTCCGGTGCCCTGAATGCTTCCACCGAGGACGTGGCCTATATCCGCGCAGGTACTGTCACCGAGAAGGGTGAGACCCAGCGCACCTTCTCCCTGAACGGAAACCGCTGCGTGGGCGACCCTGCGCAGGATTTCCTGCTCTCCCACAAGATAAAGTTCGGCTCCGGCACTGAGGTGGTTTTCCCTTATATCTACTTCAGCGCAAAGACCGGCAAGGGCGAGAAGGGCACAGCTGCCTTTATTGTCACTGCCGATGCAAGCGGCTCCGCCAGCAACTCCGCAGGTTTTGCCTGCGATGTGAAGGGTGTTGGCGTTCCGGTTGAGTTCGACTACCTGACCGTAGCCGCAGCAGGCTAACCCGATTTTCAATGATTCATACAGCCCTCGTTCCCGGTGAACGGGGGCCCTTTTGTAACAGGAGGATTTTCCATGATCATCAACGGCATTGACTTTGATTTTTCCACCCTGAACGCCAACGACGTGGATCGGATGCTGGCTGCACAGACCCGGCAGCAGGAACGTGCTCGGACGGAGGGCAGCCGCTACACCCCTGAGAGTGATTACCCTGCCTGGCTGCGCTTCCAGTGCCGCATCTTTATGGACTATCTGGACGAAGTTCTGGGCGAGGGTGCTTCTGAGAAGCTGGGGCTGGACGGCAGCAACTTCAGTACCTGCCTGACGGTCAGCAAGGCCTTTGCCGAGGCTATGGCCGCAGAAAAGGCCAGTGTCAGCGCGCTGATCCACCCCACCGAGGAGCGGGCGCAGGTTTCGGCAGCACAGGCCATCCCTGCCCCCATGAACCGTGAGCAGCGCCGGGCCGCAGTCAAGGCACATCCCGCCGTGGTGGATTTCCGGGCACAGGAAGCGGCAAAGGCCGCCCGCCGTGCCCAGCTGAAGGCAGAGCTTGAGGCACTGGACAATGCATGACCTGCTGACGGACACCCTGCCTACCGAGTGGGAGGGCCGCGCCATCGACCCTGACTTCAGGCCCATGGCCTGGCTGCTGATCCGCACCCGCCGTGTCAAGACCAACGAGGACAGCGCCCGGCTGATTGCATCGGCCATCCCGCTCTTCTTTGTGGAGCCGATTCCGGTGGCGCAATATCCGGAAGCCTTTGAATCTCTGGTGCGCTTCTGCCAGGGCGGCGGCCCAGAGGACGAGGAACGCACCGGGACTGGCAGCGGCGACCCGCAGGACGAGCCTGTGCTGGACTACCGGTGCGATGCCGACTACATCGTGGGGGCCTTTCAGCAGGCCTACGGCATCGACCTGACTGCTGACAAGGTGCACTGGTGGCGCTTCAAAGCACTGCTGCACGCCCTGCCGCCGGAAACGCCGCTGGGCAAGATCGTGGAGATCCGGGGCAAGGACACCTCCGGTATGGACAGGGCCGACCGAGACTACTACGAGACCCTGAAAGAGCGCTTCGCCCTGCCGGATGGGCTGAAGGGGGTGAAGCGGAACGAGACCCTGCAAGAGCACGAGGACGCTTTCCTCGACCGCTTCGGCTGATTCCCGCGCCCCGGTGCCCTGCCCCTTCTGCGGCAGAGCGCTGCCCGTGTGGGCGGCTCCCGAGGCCTGCGCCCACGGTTTGTGGGTAAAATGCAAAAACCCCGCATGTAAGCGGGAGGTAGAAATCAAGTTATAGCAGCCTGTGCCCCTGTGCCCGCGCTCCGATTGAGAGGTGGACACAGTGGCATTTGATTTTAGCGTTACCGGCAACACCAAGTTGGACACCAGCGGCTTCACGCAGGGTGTCAGCAGCATGACCGTCGCCGCCGGAACGCTGATAGCAGACCTGGTAAAGACGGCCAGCAGCCAGCTGACGAATCTTGCCCAGAGCACGATCCGGAACGGCTCCGTCTACGAGACATCGCTTGCCAAAGTCGGAACCATCGCCGATCTTGGCAAGCTTTCGATCCAGAAGCTGGGCAGTCAGATCACGGACATGTCCAACACCATAGGCATTGCGGCCACGGATATTGCTGAGGCTACCTACCAGGCCATCAGCGCCGGGCAGGACACGGCCAACGCTGTGGAATTTGCAGGCCAGGCAGCGAAACTAGCAACCGCCGGTTTTACCTCCACGACCTCCGCCGTGGATATCCTGACCACTACCCTGAACGCCTACGGCTTGAGCGCCGACCAGGCGACCCACGTTTCGGATGTGCTGCTGACCACGCAGAACCTTGGCAAGACCAGCGTAGACGAACTTTCGTCCAGCATGGGCCGTGTCATCCCGCTGGCTGCTGCTTACAATGTCAGCGTAGAAAACCTGTCCAGTGGTCTGGCCGTGATGACCGCCAACGGTATCGCCACTGCCGAGGCGACAACTTACACAAAATCCATGCTGAACGAGCTGGGCGACACCGGGTCCAGCGTCGGCAAGATTTTACAGCAGCAGACCGGCAAGAGCTTTGCCCAGCTGAGTGCTGACGGCAAGAGCCTGGGCGATGTGCTGCAAGTGCTGTATGACAGCGTGGGTGGTGACAGCACCGCCTTTGCCGGGCTATGGTCCAGCGTGGAGGCCGGAACCGGCGCTCTTTCGCTGGCATCTGGCGGCGCGGACAAATTCAACGGCGTGCTGGCCCAGATGGTGGACAGTGCCGGAGCGACCGACACCGCCTACCAGACCATGACTGACACCTTCCAGCACAGCATGGAAAGCCTCCAGACAACGGCAGAGAACCTGAGTATTGACCTGTTCGAGGCCATGGAGCCGGGCCTGATGGAAGCCGCCAACTGGGGCACCGATTGCCTGAATACCCTGACGAGCGCTCTGAATGAGAGCGGCCCGGCGGCCATGCTGGACGCAGCCAGCGGAATTCTGGAAGACCTGACCGCAGGTGTTGTTCAGATGATCCCCGGACTGGCATCGGCAGCAACGCAGGTCATCACCAAGCTGGTGCAGTATCTGGCTGACCATCAGGACGAGATCTTCGATGCCGGCATCCAGCTGCTGAAACAGCTCATCATCGGCATCACCGACAACCTGCCCCAGCTGATCACAGCAGCGGCGGAGTTGATTGCCAAGTTCTCTGCCGCACTGATCTCCCATCTGCCAGATCTGCTGAACTGTGGCGCGGCCCTGCTGACCACTCTGGTAGACGGCATTCTCCGCAGCATCGAGAACCTGGGCGAAGCCGCCATTGCCTGCATCGCCAAGCTCACCGGCGTGTGGGACGGCAGTATGGATGAGTGGGGCCACATCGGCGAGAACATCGTCACCGGCCTGCTGAACGGCATCACCGGGATGTGGGACACGCTGGTGTCCACAGTCAAGGGCAAAGTCAACGGCATGGTGAGCACCGTCAAGAACGTGCTGGGCATCCACTCGCCCTCGAAGGTGTTCACCGAGATCGGCGAGAACGTCACGCAGGGCCTTGTCAACGGCATCAACACCGGTGTACCGGCGGCAGAGCAGGCCATCCAGAACATTGCCCAGACCCTCTCCACCTACGGGCCGGATTTTGCTACCGTAGGAGCTACCATCACGGAGCAGTTCCGCACCAAGCTGGACGAGGGATGGGCGCAGATCCAGGCTGACATCCAGACGGATGCGCTGGGGGCCATCGAGACGCTGGCAACGGCCCTCAAGGATGGCGACCTCGAGAGCCTGGGTCTGTGGGCGGCCAGCTACTTCTGGCAGGCCTGCACCAAGGAGCAGCAGACCCAGATTCAGGCCGTAGCCATGGGGGCCCTGAACCAGCTGGGCAGCGCCCTTTCCGGCGTGTTCGGGAACCTGAGCCAAATGGCCATGGGTCTGGTGGCGCAGTTCGTGCCCGCCGCAGCCAGCGCAACCACGAGCCAGATCGCCCTGAACACCGCCATGGACGCAAACCCCATCCTCTTCGTCATCTCCCTCATCGGGATGTTGGTGGGTGCCCTGTTGAGCTTTTCCGGCAAAAACGCGGATGTGGCCAACGCTTTCCAGAATGTCTGGGCGGGCGTTGAGGACTTTATGAGCTACATCTTCGAGGGCCTGATGCGCATCGTGGCGGCGGGCATCGAGGGCTTTGTCATCCTCATCAACGGCCTCATCGGCCTGTATAACTCCGTGGCGTGGCTCTGGGGCGACCATGTGGATTACATCAGCAATCCAGCCTGGAACTTTGCCAACCAAATTGCCGCCGACCGCAAGGCCCGGCAGGCCGAGCGAAAAAAGCAGCAGGAAGCTGCCAACAACCCCAGCAGCTCCGGCACTTCCACCAACTCCCAGAAGGTCATCGAGAGCATGACCGACACCAGCAAGACCACCAGAGCAGACGGCAGCACCGTGACCACCAAGGTGCTCACCGAGAAGCTGCAGGATGAGACCGGCAAGATCACCCAGCGGGTGACCAAGACCGTCACCGAGGCAGGTACCAAACTGGTGGACGGCGTGGAGCGCTCCTACAAGACCGTGACCACCTATGTGGACGGCATCCAGACCAAGGTGGAGCGCAGTCTGGATGACATCACCAAGACCACCACAGGCACAAACACCGGCTCCACCACACCGACGGCCCCCACCCCGGACAAAGACCTGACCGACGCTGTGGAGGCCAACACCGAGGCCCTGCTGGCCGCAAACAGCAAGTTGGCCGAGATGGTACGGCAGGCCAATTCTCTGGTGTTGTCGGACAACATGGCCATCTCCCGCAGTGTGGCCGCTTCCGGCACGGCACAGGTGGCCGCAGCCGCCAACAACTACCACCGGGAGGGCGACACCAACATCACCCAAAATATTTACAGCAAGGCCCAGACGGCGGCAGACCTTCAGCGGGAAGCACGCTGGGAAGCCGACCGGGCCAAGGCCCAGAAACGATGAAAGGAGGGCACCGAGATGCCGTTCAGAAAAGACCATTTGCAGCTGGTCACGGATGCCGGGGCCGCTCTCGACATCGGGTGGGCCTACGGCACGCCCTACTCCCTCGACCCCATCAATGGCGTAGACGTGGACGTGCAGACCGCACAGGGCGTGAACCAGGTAGGCGTGAGCGTGGAGCGCCAGAGCGTGGCCGGGGTGAGCCGTGAGCTCATCATCCACTGCCACAGCTCCCACGGCGATGCGGATGCGGAATTACTGCTGGAAAAGCTGCCCTATTTCACCAGCGGCACAATGTACTTCGAGGATAAATACTTCTGCCGTTTCGTGCTTTCCAAGACCCCCTACACAAAGAGCATCCACCCCTACCCGGTGTTGGCCTTCATGCTCTTCTGCCCGAAACCCTTCTGGTACGACCTGACCGCCCAGAGCTTCTGCATCAACGGCTTTGTGCCCAGCTTCAGGCTGCCGGTCAACTACTCCAAGCCCCACCGGTTCGGTGTGCGTACCTCTGTCGGCTGGCTGAATGCCTGTAACCCCGGGGCGCTGGCTGTGCCCTTCACGGCCACCCTCAAGAGCGACGGTGCGGTGGTCAACCCCTGCGTGCTGAACATCATCACGGGCCAGAGCATCCGCATCCTGACCACCCTGACCCCGGGACAGGTCATCGAGATCTACCGCACCACCACCGACAAGCTGGCCGTCAAGCGGACAGAGGACGGCACAGAAGAGAATATCTTTTCTTTGCTGGATGAAGATTCTGACCTGCTGGAGCTGGCCCCCGGGGACAACCTGCTCAAGGCCACCGCCGACAGCGGCGAGACCAGCCTGCAGGTGACGGTTCGCTTTTATCCCATGGTTTCGGGCATTCTGCCGGAGGTGATCTCGTGACGCTGGACGTTTTGGATGAACTGACCCTCGCCCGGCTGGGCCGGGTGGAGGTGTGGGTAAGCCTTTACTGGGACGAGCCCTACAACACCGAGGGCGAGTTCACGTTGGAGGTGCGCCCCACCGAGGAGAACCTGTCCCTGCTCCGGGAGGGCCGCTGGCTGCGCCGCAATGACAGCGATGTGCCCATGCGCATCTGCCACCGGAGCAACGAGAATCAGGACAGCAACTTAGTGGTCACCGGCTTCCCGGGGACGTGGATCTTCACCAAGCGGGCCGGTACCAGCATCGTGAAGAACGAGAACGCGGAACAGGCCATGCGCAGACTGGTCAATGCAATGCAGCCGTGGCCCAAGCTGGAGCTGGGTGCTGCTGTGGGCTTTGACACCACCTACACCGCCCAGACCTCCGGCGGCAGCATCATGGACTACCTGATGACCATCGGCGCGGCTTGTGATCTGGGCTTCCGGGTGCGGCTGGCAGGCAAGAACGCAGACAAGAAGCTGCTGTTTGAGGTCTACCGGCCCACCGCCGATCCAAACAACCGTTTTTCCACCAAGTGGGGCAACCTGCAGCAGGCCGCGTGGGCCTTCGGGGATTCCGACTACGCCAACGTCGCCGTGGTGCAGGGCGCTGGCGAGGGCGAGAACCGGGCCACCGTCACCGTGGGCTTGACGGATGCCACCGGTGCCGACCGGCGGGAGCTTTACGTCGATGCCCGGGACGTGCAGCCGGACGAGGAAAAGGGTGAGACCAGCAAGAGCCAAGCCTACCTCGAGCGGCTCATGGCCCGGGGCACCAACAAATTATTGGAACAGCTCCGCACCGGCTCCATTGAGTTGACCATCGATGCCGAAGGGCTCTCCCCCGGGGATGTGGCCTACTGCACCATCCCGGAGCTGGGCTACAAGGCCACCGTCCGGGTGGCCGATGTCATTACCCAAAGCCAGAGCGACAGCACCACCCGCACCGTGCGGCTGGGCACGCCGGTCTGGCGCAAGCTGTAAGGACTGTAAGGAGATGATCTTTTGAGCAAAATCGTTTTATACCCTGCAAACGGGTTCGACTTCGATGCCGCAGACGTGGCGGCCTACCTTGCGGGCCTCACCTCGGGTGTGTTCAGCGGAGCTGAGGACTTCCCGGTGACAGCCGCAGGCGGGCTGACAGTCATCGTGGGGGCGGGCCGTGGCTGGGTGCACCCCAGCCGATTCACCGGCTACTCCATCACCAAGCGGGAGGCCGACACCCTGACCCTGCCGCTGGCCGACCCGTCTCTCCCCCGCATCGACCGCATCGTCATGCGCTATGATGCCGGTGCCAGAGCCGCCAGCCTGCAGGTGCTGCAGGGCACGGCATCCAGCACACCCACGGCCCCGGCCATCTCCCGCACCGAGCTGATCTACGACCTCTGCCTTGCCGAGATCACCCGCCCGGCAGGCTCCACCAGCATCTCTACGGGCCAGATCACCGACACCCGGCTGGACGAGGCGCTCTGCGGCATCGTGCGGGACGGTGTGACCGGCATCCCCACCGACGAGCTGCTGGCCGCTGCCCGGGAGCGCATCGCCACGCTGGAGGAGAACGCCAGCAACAGTGCTGCCGCCGCCAAGGACAGCGCGGAGGCAGCCAAGAGCAGCGAGACCAAGTCCGCCGCCAGCGAGAAGAATGCCAAGACCAGCGAGACCGCCGCCCAGCAGGCCCTGCAGGACACGGAGACGGAGCACACCGCCGCCTTGCAGGACATCGCACGGGCCCGCACCACGGCCCTGAACGACGTGGCAGCTTCCACCAAAACGGCCACCGCTGCGGCAAACACTGCCACCCAGCAGGCCACCGCCGCTGCGGGGAGCGCTTCCACCGCCGCCACCAAGGCCGGGGAAGCAGAGAAGAGCAAGACGGCAGCGGCTACCTCTGCTACCAATGCCAAAGCCAGTGAGGAAGCATCCAAGAACTGGGCGGAGGAAGCTAAAAAGGCGGCAAACACCGACACGACCGTCTCCATCAAAGGGGCCCCCGCTGATGCTGCGGCGACCCGGGCGCTGATCGAAGAATCCCTTGCCGCTCAGCGTGAGGAGGATTACGCCAGAATCAAATTCTGGGCCAGCAACGACCCCACCAGCCCGGCAAGCTTTATCGGCGGCACATGGGAGCGCATTGAGGGCGAGTTTATCATGGGCGCTTCCAGTGCCTACCCTGTGGGCACCACCGGCGGCAGCGCCACCCACACCCAGACTACTGCCGAAATGCCGAGCCATAGCCATAGTGGCAGTACCGGCAGCGCTGGTTCCCACAGCCACAGTGCATCCACCGACAGCGCAGGCTGGCATAGCCACAGCGGTACGACCAACAGTGCGGGTTCGCATAGCCATAATGTGAATGCTGAGTATAAGAGTGGCGGCGATGATGGCGAATCGTACCGTATTAGGAACTATGGAGCTTCCTGGGCTAATTATAAATTTACAACCAGTCCTGATGGTTCCCACACCCACAGCTTCAGCACGAACGGCACGGGAAGCCACAGCCATACCGTGAGCATCGGGGACGCTGGCGCTCACTCTCATACCGTGAGCATCGGCAGCACCGGCAGCGGGCAGGCAATGAGCATCCTGAACCCTTACTATGCCGTGTACATCTGGGTGCGGCTGGATGATGCCGCATGAAAGGAGCGCACATGAAAATTATTGACGAGACTGGCATTGTGCTGACCACTGAGCCGGATCTGGAAGCGGGCTATCTGGTGGAAGATGTTGAAGTTGTTCACCATGATGCCGTAGAGGGCACAGCTCCGCAGTGGCACAGAGAGACCGCAAAGCTGCCGGACGGCTCTCCCGCCATCTACTACCGGGATGGTAAAGAGATTGGCCGGGACATGGTAAAGGTCATCGATGTGCCCGGTGTTGACCCTCAGCCCGCCTGGGATGAGGAAGTGCCGGTGATGCGGTACATCCGCTACACCGCCGAAGAGCTGGCTGCACAGGCTGAAGCCAAGAAAAAGGCAGAAGAAGCCGCTGCCGCCGAAGCGAAGAAAAAGGCAGAGCTGGAAACCGTGCCGGGCCGCATGGACGCTCTGGAAGCGGCAAACGACGACCTTGTGCTTATGATGGCCGATTTGATTGGAGGTTAAAACTATGAAAACGCTGAACAACCTGAAACTCCGCATCATGGTGCGGGCATTCCGCATCCGGCTGAACAACGGCGAAGCCTTTGAGGCAATCGCAGCGGATTACCCTGCCCTGACCGCTGACGACCTGGAAGCTATCCACGTCCAGCTGACCGAGAAGGAGGCGCAGAGCAATGCCCAGAACCATACTTGACGTTTCCCGCTGGCAGGGCCGCATTGACTGGGACAAGGTCAAGGCAAGCGGCCTTGTCTCCGGCGTGATGATCCGGGCCATGGGCAACAGCAAAGAGGGCAAGCCCAGCAAACCCTACATCGACCCCTTCTTTGCCCGCAACTACGCCGAGTGCACCCGACTGGGCATCCCGGTGGGCGTGTACGGCTACTTCAAGGCAACCACCAAGGCACAGGCCGACAAGGAGCTGGCCCTGTTCAAGAAGGCGCTGGGCGGCAGAACGTTCCAGCTGCCGGTGGCCGTGGACATCGAGGACAAGCTGCAGGAGGCCCTGAGCAAGGCCACCCTGACTGACATCGTGGCCCACTGCCTGAGCGTGGTGGAGAGCTGGGGCGTGTACGCCATGCTCTACACCGGCCTGAACTTCGGGCAGACCAACCTTTACATGGGCGGCGCGGCCCTCAAGCCCTACGACGTATGGCTGGCAGCCTATCGCACCAAGAAGCCCGCCCCCGGCTGGCCCTTTGGGATGTGGCAGTACACCAGCAGCGGCAAGATCCCCGGCATCGCCAAGGGCGCAGACCTGAGCGTGGCCTACAAGGACTACGCGGGCATCATCCAGCGGGCCGGACTGACGAAAGTGAGAGGAGCATAAGTGATGAGCAAGAAGCTTTTTATCAGCCAGCCTATGAACGGCCTATCGGACGAGCAGGTGCTCCAGGAGCGTGCCGCAGTGATCGGGAAGGCAAAGGCCGTGTTTGGTGACGATGCGGTTCCTCTGGAAACGTTCTTTGAGGACTTTGGCCCCGATGCGAAGCCGCTGGATTATCTGGCACGCAGCATCGAGTTTCTGGCTAAGGCTGACGTGGCGGTTTTCGCCCCGGGCTGGGAGTACGCACGCGGCTGCCGCATTGAGCGGCAGTGCGCCGAGGAATACGGTATTCCGGTAATGGAGGTGTGAGACCGATGGCAAGTTGTCTGATTTCAGATGCACCATACGCACCCTGGCTCTCAGAGGTTCTAGCTACACTGGAAGAGCACAAGATCGACCGCATCGCCATAGCAGCGCCTCTGGCAGACGGTGAGGTGTTCACGGGGTACTACAACATGAATACCCAAGACAAGGCCCTGCTGGCATCCAATATCCAAGCAGATGCCGTTCTGGATGCGGTGTGTCACAACGGACAGCGCATCCAGCAGGCGTGGGAAGATGATGAGGAGGGGTGAGACCGATGTGGCAGTTTATCACGGAGTATTGGGCCGGGTGGCTCTGTGCTCTGATCGGCGGCGCGATCCTTGCCGCCATCCCCAAGATCAAGGCCCTGTGGGACGCGGTGCTGGCCCTGCTGCACGACCGCATCTATACCGAGTGCTACCGTTTTATGGAGCTGGGGTACATCACCCGCGACGGCCTGCGCAACCTGAATTACCTCTACAAGACCTATCATGTGATGGGCGGCAACGGCACCGGTACGGAATTGTACAAGAGAGCCTGCGCTTTACCCATCCACGACTGAAGAAAGGAACTGACAATATGAACGCACACATCACTGGGAACAACACCCCCGCCATCCCCGCCGCGACCATCGCCCGCACTGTTGTGCTGGCACTGGCCCTCGTCAATCAGCTGCTGAGTGCAGCAGGCAAGCCGGTGCTGCCCATCGACAGCGCCAGCGTGGAGCAGTGGGTGACGGCTGGCCTGACCACCGCTGCCGCCATCTGGGCATGGTGGGAGAACAACAGCTTTACTCCCGAGGCCATCCGCGCCGATGAGCTGCTGGATCAGATGCAGGGGAAGATCAAGTAAGAGTACATAGCAACAGCCCCGAGGAACCATCTGGCTCCCCGGGGCTGTTTTCTTTTGGCATATTTCGGCATATTCCGACGCATTCCGCATTATCCGGCACATTCTGACATTTTCCGGTTAAAGTTGGATGGAAAGGATGTGCAAACTATGCCTGACATGAAAATTTCGGACTCCCCTGCCCAGCTGGATCAAATCCTCCGGCCACTGGGAATCACCCGGAGCTCAAAGAATTACCGTGTTCTCTGCGACTGCGTGGCTCTGATCTGTGAACAGGAGGACCGGCTGGAAGCCGTACAAAAGGAGATCTATACCCCCATCTCAGACCAGCGGCGCTGCAAGTGGTCCGCCATTCAAAGTGCCGTCCGGCGTGCAGCAGAGAAAGCCTGGGCGCTGAACCCCGAGGGCGTTCAGCAACTGGCTGGCTACCCACTGACCGGTGCACCCAGCGCGGTGCAGTTCTTGGAGATGCTTTACAATGCCGTGGTGAGAGGGTAACGAAACGGCTGCCATGCGAGTGTGATGCGTGGCAGCCTATTTTTGCTTGATTTTCGCATAGTTTCCCGCAAAAGTGGGTTTGACTGTGGGTTACAGCAAAAGAAAAACACCCAGAAACTCACGTTTCTAGGTGTTTTATCTTGGTGGGCGCGGGTGGATTCGAAC